TACTTTTACATCAAACTAACTACCCCACTATGGAGAAGATTAAAGACACCAAGTTAGGAGCTTGGTTAAAGGAGAAAGCACCCGGCGTACTAGACACAGTAGGTGAGCTCCTCCCAAATCAGGGGGCACTAGGTGTAGTCAAAAACTTAATTGACAAGCAACATCCTGAATTAGATCCCGAAGAAGTCAAGGCAAAGATTGACGCTGAGATTGCTTTTCAGAACAACGTAACAGAGCGCTGGAAAGCAGACATGGGGGGTGACATAAAGTTGGCGAAGCTAATACGTCCTGTAACCCTCATCACATTAATGGTAATGTTCTGCCTCACTATGATAGCAGACTCAATGGACGCATGGCCCTTTAATGTAAAAGATAGTTATGTAGACCTCTTACAAATACTCATGCTCACGTCATTCGGAGCATATTTTGCAGGTAGAACTATTGAAAAAACTAAGAAATGAAAATAGATGAGGGAACTCAAGTAACCCTGGACCTCAAGACAATCGCCATAATCATAAGCTTTGTAGGAACCGTAGTAGGGATGTGGTTTGCCTTGCAGGGTGAAATAGAAGAAGCTAAGCGTCTCCCAGAACCTAGTATATCTAGAACAGAGTACGACCTCAAGGACAAGCTAGTCCGAGAGACAATTATGAACACACAACAAAAAGTAGAGGAGAACGGGGCAAAGCTAGATTTAATCGAGGACAGGCTGTATGAACTTAGTACAGAGGCCAAGAGGAGATGAAAAAGCTACTAACAACACTAGCAATGGGACTATCTCTAGGACTATCCGCACAGGTGACTGTAGTACAGATTAATGCGAAGTGGAATAAATCTAACACATTAGAAGAACTTCGCAGTCTAAAAAACTGCGAATACGTATTCGGGTGGTTAGAAAATCAACCCCCAGCAATGCAAGCTAGCATTATTTCAGTACCTGTTGTCGTTGTATATAAAGATAATATCCCCCAACAGCAATATGCTGCTGATATAAGTCTCAAGTTAAATACTACCTTTGAAGAGATCCAAAGTTTGGTTAACTCACTCAAAGACTAATGAGACATTTAATTATAATACTACTGCTGCCTTTATTTAGCTATGGGCAGTTAGATAGCTGTGCAACATTTGGGGATGCTTCTCCAGATATTGCTGTTATGGGGTTATTTGTAAATCCCCCATCATGGGAGACTATTCACTATGTAGTACATGTACACCATACAGATAGCTTCCCCAACAGCTATGTACCAGAAGACGTAATATGGGACTCACACGACCACCTCAACGAAGAGTTCGAAGAAGCATTGCTCGAGTTTGAACTAGTAGATATTATCTACCACGACTTTGATGAGTGGCCTACAGCCCCACAGCTACTTGAGCCATACCTCACGTGCATCCCATACAGTGGGTTTGGGTGGGCTCAAATGAATGAATATATAACCCCACTTGTCTGGGACAGAACGCAGTACATGAACGTACACATCTTCCCTCAATTCTGTTCTGGGATCCTGGGGTTTGCTTGGCTTTCTTACACCCCAGCTACAGACATGGATGGGGTGTGGGTAAGGACAGATGTATTCGGACGGTTTGGTGATCAGCTAGTTCTTCCAACACGTATGGAGAACAAGACACTAATCCACGAAGTAGGGCATTACGTTGGGCTGCACCATGTGTTCAATGATGTAGAGTATTGCGGGGAAGACCTAGGACCCTGCGAAGAAACTGGGGATTGGGTGTGCGACACCCCTCCAACAAAAGTAAACTGGAGCTGTGAAACCCCTATCTGCCCTCCAGGATTGTACAACTACACCCCGAACAATCACATGGACTACTATGTAGATTCATGCAGAACAAACTTTACTACAGGACAGATAGAACGCATACATGCGTTTCTCCCAATATTACGCCCAGGAATAACAGATCCCCCGAGTGGTCCAGAAGAGCCCGTGTGCTACGGAGACATCAGCGGAGATTTTGTTGTAGGTATGAACGACATCTTGTTGATGCTAGAGCACTGGGGAGAAATAGACTGGGAAGGAGGAGATATAAACGGGGATGGGTACTTTACAGTTTCTGATGTCAATATCATATTAACAGAATTCGGAACCGTGTGCCCACAAGCAGAGCAAGATCCATTTTACAGAGAAGAAAACGAACTGATAAAAACCGAATCAGTAAAATCATTACTAGATTTGTTAGATAAATATCAGAAAAATGGACTTAGAAGTAATTAGATTTAGCTCTGCTAAAGACAGCACACTAGGCTTGCTGTTTAACGTAACAAATGATAAGAGAGAATTTCTTTGCTACACTCTTGAAGACGAATACAGAGAAGAAAAGGTTATGCATGAAACCCGTATCCCTGCTGGGACGTATGAAATCAAGCTTCGTACGTGGGGTAGAATTCATGAAAACTATACTAAACGCTTTGCTGACATTCATAAAGGGACTCTTTGGCTTCAAGATGTTCCTAATTTTAAGTATATTCTTATCCATTGCGGTAATGACGATGATGATACTAGCGGGTGTTTACTCGTGGGTGACACGCAAACAGAAAACATAAAGTCCGACGGCTTTGTGGGATCATCTACAAACGCATACAAAAGAATATACCCCCCAATTGCTGAAGCAATAGAAAATGGGGAGTGCGTAGAAATTACTTACATAGATTTTGATACTATATAACTTTCCTTTATATATTTGCTGCAAAGCAAACTATAATGGCAAAGTTAAAATTCAAACCAACCCGTGACTGGGTAGTATTCGCATCCCCGCGAGTAGAAAAAACAGATTCCGGCATTCACCTTGTTGGGGCAGCTCAAAAAGCAGTAAGTACAAATATTGTAGAAGTATTAGCTGCAGGCCCAGAATGCCAAATGGTTAAAGAAGGTGATACAGTTCTTGTACACCCAGAGTCAGGAGCTCTTATCATACATTTAGATGAGGGAGAGTTTGCCTGTGTCAATGAGTTCCAAGTTGTAGGGGTTATCCCAAAACTCATATAAAAAATGAACGGGACAGTAACAATCCCGTTGAAAGAGTTCGATGAATTACGAGATTCATCGGAAGCTGCGCTGGAAATGAAAAGGAAACTATCTATGGCCGCAAAGGAAATAGAAGTGTTCCTGTCTTTCCTGTGTACGCGCGAGCACATACAGGTGTATGTAGATGAATTCAACAAACAAGCAGTCCGAACTACAATAAAAATTGTAGACGGGAAGGCAAAAGTGCAGATAAATGAAAACACTTAAGATCAAAGTGGACTCTACGCTTAAGTATCTGCAGGTATTTAATGGTATACTTGAACTAACAGATAAAGAGCTCCTAGTCCTATCCAAATTCATTGACGTGTCAGACACGGTCAATCTATGCTCCCCAGAAAACAAAAGAGAGGTAGCTAAGTCACTGAATATCAAGGATTACAACACCTTGAATAACTATGTTAAGAAGCTAAAAGACAAGGGGGCAATTAAGAAAACAAAGAATGGGTATGCACTATCCCCAATTCTATCCCCACAGAAGAATGTAAGCTTACAAATACTTTACGCAGATGCCTAAGAAACTCTCTATATTTAGAATGCTAAACGACTTTAAGAAAGAGTTAGTAGAATACGCAAGGCAAGGCGCCCCAAACGTAGATGAACATACGTACAAAGACAGACTGCACACATGTAACAAATGCCCACATCTAAAGAATGCTTATAGGTGTGGGCTTTGTGGTTGTGTAGTAGAAGAGAAAGCAAAATGGGGAACAGCCGACTGCCCTGACAATAGATGGGATAAGTATGAAGGAGAAGGTAATAATTCAGAAGCTGGCCAGTGAGCACAACCTCCCACTGCATAAAGTAGAAGAGGCTGTTTATTATCAGTTTAAATATGTAGCAGATGTGATCCGTGCCGGGAAGTTTGAGTCAGTTAGACTCCCCTTTCTAGGTAAGTTTCACGTGAGAAAAGGAAGATTAAACTATTTGAATGAAAGATCTGATAACAGTTAGCGGAAATAAGGTAATCCCGTCCCCATATGCACTCACTATACCAGAGTTTAAGATTCTAAAGGTAGATGAGCTGTCTGCGGTGTACTTTTTTGTAGACCATCGCTCCCCATACAGTGTATATGACGAAGAAAACAGGTGGGAACAAATAAAAGAAGTCCTAAAAGTACGTGCATCCCCCAATATCAAGGCTGCAATACAGGTATATGCAGAGTTATCAGAGACATCTGCAGTAAAACTCCTAAAAGCTGCACGTGCATCCGTAACAAAGCTGGAGAAATACTTCAATGACGTGGATCTCACCATGATGGATGACAATGGGAAGCCCATATTCCACGCAAAAGACCTAATATCTAACCTTGCTAACATGGCCAAGGTAGTGCAGGGGCTAGATGACCTAGAAGAGCTAGTTAAAAAGCAGCAACAGAAGGAAAACCCTAACCGTGGTGGGGTGGTCACTAACAAATACTCACAATGAAGATATTTATAACAGGCTGTGCAAAGACTGGCACTACTCTGGTTAGAAGACTATTTAACGCATACGACTTAAAAGTCTGCAACAGCAAGGAGATATCACTGAGTGAGTTTATATCATCTGACTATCAGGTAGGAAAAAGAACAGTAGGTACAGTGTTTAGTGGGGCCTCTAATGAAAAAACAGTAGCTACGCAGTTAGCAGAAATAAAAAAGAATAACATCAAGATCATTAATGTATTTAGAGGCAGAACCGCCACACTTGCTAGCTCTAATAGTTACGTAAAGCCTAGCAGATACGACAGGTGTATGTTTGATATGTATATGTTCCCAGAGTATATAGACTGCCTAGTTAGATATGAGGAGTTAATTAAAAATCCCGACGCAGTACAAGCGTATATATCTGAAGTACTAAACCTTACACCAGCACATAAGTGGAGCAGTTACCCAAAATTTGTAGATCCTTCGCAGGAAAGCAATCTACCTAGTAACTATGACCTAAGACCAATCCAGTAATGTTTAAGGACACGCACTTATTCTCACCTGCAGCTACGCATTACCTAGAACATGGGTACTATACCGACGCATTAGACGGTACAAAAGAGTACTATGACCACTGGGATAGAGAACGAGATAGGTGTTTATACGGATTTGAGGTAGATGGGGTACGGATCACGGGATATCACTACTTCTACTTAAACTATTGCCCAATTGACCGAGCAGTAGACGAAGTACTCCCAGATGGGACAGTACAAGCCCGCAGAGAGCGTACATTTCCTGCATTCTACGACGGGGACTACGATTATTACCACGCAGTCGACAAATGTCGTAAGGAAAACAAACATATGTCTGTACTAAAGGCTAGACGTAAGGGTTTTTCCTACAAAGCAGGGTCTATGCTAGCACGTAACTACTTTCACCTGCGTAACTCTAAGAATTTCGTGTTTGCAGAACAGAAGGAATACCTAACTGGGGACGGATTGCTTAGCAAAACATGGGACTTTATATCGTTCATAGATGATAACACAGCATGGACACAACCTCGTCTGATCGACAAGGAAATGCACAAGCAGTCAGGGTACAAGAAGCGTGTTAACGGAACTGACGTAGCATTGGGGATGAAGTCACAAATAATAGGGGTATCACTAAAGGACAATCCGCACAAAGTCAGAGGTAAAGCGGGAGAACTTATATTCTTTGAAGAAGCTGGTTCGTTTTCTGGACTGTTAACTGCGTGGGAGATTGCTATGCCTACAATGAAACAGGGCTCTAAAACACTTGGGACTATGATAGCATTCGGTACTGGGGGTGAAGAGGGGCATGGCTTTGAATCACTAGAAGAATTGTTTTATCACCCTACAGCATATAACTGTTTGGAGTTTGACAATGAGTGGGATGCCGGCGCTATGGGTACTACATGCGGATACTTCGTCCCAATCTATCAAAACTTAGATGGGTTTATGGATGAAGAAGGTAACTCCCTGATTAACGACGCTAGAGAGTTTGAAGAGGCAGCTAGAGAAAACAAGAAGAAGGCCAACGATCCAAAAGCACTAGACCAATACATAGCTGAGCACCCATTTACCCCGCAAGAAGCTACACTCCAGACCACAATCAACATCTTTGATGTAACGTCTCTAAAGGAACAATACAATAGAGTCAAAGCGCATAATCTAGAGAAGGAAGGAACTGCAGGCTTACTATTTTACAAGGGAGAAACTGTAGAATTCCGCCCAGACCCGTCAGTCAAACCAATTACTAAGTTCCCACATAGAAAGGATGACAATCTAACCGGGGGTGTAGTGGTATATCAAAACCCATGGAAGACTAAAGAGGGTAATGTACCACATAACATGTACATTATTTGCCATGACCCGTATGCGCAGGGAAAGTCCACAACTAATCAATCGCTTGGGGCAGCATATGTAATAAAGCGCCCTAATAACCTATCCAAACCAGATGACATAATTGTAGCTAGTTATGTAGGACGTCCAGACACACAAGACGAGTAC